GTTCCTGTCTCTATCAATGCTAACACTACAGGGTATATTGCAGATACAAAAGTATATGGACTACCTCATGTAGATTACGATGATGTAAGAATTAAGATTACCGCAGGAGGCACATTCAGCTCTGGAACAGCAAATACTACAGTCAAGTATTCTGTATTTCTAAGAAATGATGATGGACTAGGAGTAGAAGAGGTAGTGCAAAGCGAAGAGATAAATGGTAGCTATCAAGTGATGGCATACGGTATTGATATAAGATTTAGCGAAGGGGTCTATACGACCAATGATGAATGGAGCATAATCGTTCAAGGTGAACCCGAAGAACATGGATCAGTAAAATCAGAGCAAATAAGTAGGAGATAGTCATGGGATATGGAATGGGCGCATACCGAAAAAAAGGCAAAAAGAAGAAAAAGAAGAAAGTCAAAGTAAGAAAGCGCAAGTAAACCGTGCCTATCCTCTTCACAGAAGTCTTTAAAGACAATGTTTTAGATCCGTTAATCTCTCTCCTTCATACAGAATTCACTAAAGTCCCAGTACATCACGATGTAGAATTTAAACCACATGGAAGCTTCTTCTTAAGAATGATTCCTATTGCTGACAACATCGTTGAGCAAACAACAGAGGATCAAATCCGTAACTATGGAATTATGATTCGATTCTACAGGAAAACACCTGGAAGAGTTGATAGAGAGGATAATTTTAGACAACTAATGAATTACACAGATAGATTAAAAAGATTGATTGGTAACAATTCTAACTATAGTCCATCTAGTACATACAAATGGCATGATGGTCGCATATCCTCAATAAGCTTTCAACCCGATATAGATGAGGACGAAGCTCAGTATCAATGTGCTGATGCCTTATTTGAGTGTACGGTATTAGTATGATTACTTTTAATAGAACATATAATCAAAATGTCTTAGACAATCTAAGCTTAATAATACAGCAAGAGTTTGAGAATATACCAATAAGATTTGATAGTACATTTCGTGGCAATGCATTCTTTCAATTCATACCGCAATCTGATGAATTAATAGAGCTTAGAACAGATGGTGCTATACGAGAGTATGGATTGCAAATTAAATACTATGAAAAAAATTATGGTTTATACACAAAAAGAAGAAACCTAGATAATAGAGTTAAGGTTATAGAAAGGCTTAAAGAGCTTATAAGAATTAATACTGCAAGTATTGTTGACATTCTTTTCTTTCAAACATCTGATGGTAAAAACTTATTTACAAACGATGGTGATCAATTCACGATATTTAGAAGACCATTATTAGTGACTTCTGATGATGCATTCTTTATAACTAGTGATAGTTTAGCACTTGCTCCAAAGCCAGAAGAGATAGAATATGATTGGCACAATACAAGGCTAGAGTCTGTAGTATATGAGCAAGACGAAGAGAATCAAAAATACTTAGTTGGCTCTGTAGACTTTCGCTGTGTAGTTGAAGAAGTATATGCGTAAACTAATTAGGTATTATTGATGGCAAAATATAAAGCAAAAAAATACATTAGCCAATTTGGAAGCTACAAAGGTTTAGACAATGAAGATTGGAAAGCCTTAAACAGAGGCGAAGTTGTTGAATTGAAAGTAGTGCCAGACGAGGCTAAAGAATATTTAGAAAAAGTAAATTCTAGTAAGAAGGAGTCCAAGTAATGGCTTTAGACGGAGCAGCATTTTCACCGAAAGATTTTCAACTTGCAATAAAAGCTGAGTCAACTATTGGTTCTGCTGTTGTAAGCTCTATGCAACTTGTTAATGTAGATAGTGTAGAAATGCCAAATTTCAATTTAACACAAGTAATGGATATAAGATCTGGATCAGCAGGAAGAGGAGCAGATGTTTCTGATGTTTTAATAGACGAAAAAGGCGTTACTAAAGAAATTAGTTTTTCTGGCGTATTTGATACAACAGTAGCTCCTTTATTAGTACAAAATTGTATTGGAAAGGCTGAGTCTAGCGATGTTACAACAATCGCAAAAAATTATACCCCAGAAGAGCTTGAAACTGGTCAGTCTTCTGGAATTGATAAGACTATAACTATAGCTATTATAAAGCCATCAACAGGAAGTGATCATTCTATAATATTCCCTGGTTGTACAATAACTAGTTTAAGTATATCTGGAGACATGGCAAACGAGTCTGGTAGGTTAAGATTTTCAGCTACTGCAAGAACAGGATATATAACTAGCTTTACTCAGTCTGAGCCATCAAGTCCTAGCTCATATGGTAGCACATACTATTCTTTAGCAACTTTAGCAGGAACAGCTAAAAAAACTATAGCTGGTAAGGAAGACTGTGTAATACAAAGTTTTTCTTTGAATATAGAAAATCCATCAGAATATGTTGGACAAAATGATGCAAATGGCAATCCAGAAGCAATCGTAAGAGCTGTGCCAGATATATCTGCAACTTTAGATGCAACTGTAAAATATGATGCTCAAACTGCTGAGATTCCAACTGCCATGAAAGCTGGAACAACGGTAATTAACAATCTTGCAAATAACTCTACATTGACTAGTGCAACTAGTTTTGGATTTTTAGCAAGTTATGGTAAAATCACAAATGTTGCATACAATGAGGCTAACGCTATGATGTATGATGTCTCTGTCAAGCTTTTTGCTGATAAATCAGTAAGTAGCGGAGATAATGGAGCGATGTTAGCCATAAGAACTTGATTGTTCCTGTAATTTTTTATAACTTCTCTACATGGTAAAAACAAAGCACGGTACGTTTGAAGTACGCTCTATAACCTTTGGAGAGCGTAGAGAATTACATAGATTTGAAATGTTAACCGTGTGGGAAGAATCGTTAGATAAAAAAGCATATTTAGATTTATTAGACTGGGTTATGAATAAAGCTTTTGAAAATCCCGAAGAATCTTTAAAAAACTTAGATGATGCACAAATTGACGAAGTTTTAAATGATATTTATTTACACTATAAAGGCTTGTCTAAAAAAAAGAACTTAAAGTAAGAATCTCCACTTGGTGTAACTATTTCGGATGGGGAAATAGTTTGTATCCACAAAAAATCCAGCCATATCAAGCTCAAAGTCCTACATTAGGTAAAATAATTACATTCTCAGAAAAACAAATATGGGATGAATGTGATCGCATAATAGCTGAAGACAAGAAAAATAAATTCAGCATTGGTCAAAATCTTTATTATAATCTGAATTTTTTTTGCAACCCTAAGTTCTTTATTGACAGGGAGATAGAAAGTTATATAGAAGAATATTTCCTTTCTGTAAAATTGCAAATACCAATTTCTAACAACCTATATGATGCAGACTCAAGAGCTATTGACATCTTTCGCCTTATTAGTGAAGAGCTTACTGCTTGTGAAAAAAGATCAAGGGAAATGAATAATGGCAAATAAATTTGTTATAGAAGTTAGAACCAAAGGCTTTGAGATGCTTGAGGCTCAAATGAAAAAGGCTGATGCTGCTTCTAAAGGCTTTGACAACACTCAAGGAAAACTAAGAGGCACTACGGCTGGATTACGAAGAACAATTGGATCACTTAGAAATAATATACTTCTTTATACTTTTGCAATTGCTGGTGCAACTAAGGCTGTTGGTGGATTTGTTGGCGCATCATCTAGATTTGAAGCTGTAAGGACAAGACTAGTTGGATTAACGGGTAGTGTTGATAAAGCAAATATTGCTTTTGAAAACTTTAATCAAGTAGCAGCGACTACCCCTTTTAGCTTACAAGACGTTGTTGATGCAGGTGCGCAGTTAAAAGCTTTTGGTGCAGATGCTAATGCTCTAATTAAGCCAATAACAGACCTTGCTGCTTTTATGGGAACTACTGCTACAGAAGCAGCAAATTCATTTGGTAGAGCTTTTGCTGGTGGTGCGGGTGCAGCAGATATACTCAGAGAGCGTGGTATATTAAATATAATAAAATCATCTCAAGGGATTGCAGACCTGTCAAAAACAACGTTGCCAGAATTTAGAAAAGCTTTGATATCTGCTATAAAAGATCCTGTCGTTGGCATAACTGGAAGCACAGATAGGCTTTCTAAAACAACTGTAGGAGCTGTTTCAAATATGAGCGATGCTTTTACAAGATTGGCTGCAAGTATAGGGGACAAACTAAAACCAGCAACAGACGGAACTATTGCAAGTCTTACTTTATTAGCAAATGGCATTAATAATCTAATAACTCCACAAACAATAAATAAAAATCAAGAGTTGATAAATTCATTGGCATTAATAGACTCTAAAATCAAAACTAATATTGCAGCTACTGAGTCCTTTTCAAAAACGACATTTACAGCAGATGAGGTAGTAACTTCATCCATAGGTCATCGTAGAATATTCAATGAAGTATTGGGTGAAAATACAAACTTATCTCACGAAGCAAGATTTGCATTTGAGCAAGAAACATTGACACGCAACGAATTAACAGAGTCTTTAAAACAAGAAAGAGCGGTCTTACAGCAAAGAGCAGAAAATATAATAAAACAGATTGATTTATCTAGGCTTTTTGTTGAGGCAGGAATTGCGGAAGAAAATACTTTAGGAGCTATAAAAAACATTACTACAGAACTTTCATTAGTACAAGCAGATCAATTACAAAAATTAGAGAATGTCAAAGAGCTTCAGCCATTTGATCCAATAAAAAATGCTATGGAGGCTTTAGATGCTCAGCAGAGTGCTTCTATAGGCCTAACAAAAAGACTATCTGATACATTTATACAAGCTGGCATAAATGGTCAAGATATGGGAAAAGCTGTGATTACATCTTTAAAATCGATTGCAGCTGAAATATTAGCACAAGCAGTAACTTTTGGATTATTAAAAAGCTTTTTTGCTCCAGGAACATTGGGGGTTGGCTTAGGACAATTTGTTTTAAGAGGTTTTGGCGTAAGACATCAAGGGGGCGCAGTACAAAAATTTCAAAGCGGTGGCATGATACAAGGTAAAGACAATGTGCCAATCTTAGCACAGGCAGGAGAGTTTATAATTAAAAGAGACTCTGCTCAATCTATTGGACTTGACACCTTAAATCAAATAAATGAAACAGGGCAAACAGGTTCATTAACTGTTAACATATCAGCACCTTTGGTTGATGAAACTGTAGTAGATACTATAATACCAGCCATACAAAAAGCATCAAGATTTAATCTAGCATGAGTTTATCTTTTAATGGTTCGCAAAATCAAGCTAATATCAACGAAAATTGGC